TTCAGTGCAGACACATGGTCTGACATGACCGACGATGGCATCGAGCAGTTCTGGGGCGATGCATTCATCTTCCAGAAGAGTCGGGTGCTGCTGCTAGGTAAGCCAAAGATAGGTAAGTCCAACTGGCTTGGTGCTTTTGCAGCAGGGGCGACCACTGGCACAGACTTCATGGGCGAAGAGTTTAGCAAACCATTGAAGGTGATGTGGTTCCAGGCAGAGATCATCGCAGAGTTCTTGAAGCGCAGGATCGACACCTACTACCGTCGCTTCGAGTTCGATCAAGATCTGATATCGATGGGGCACAACAACCTGATCATCAGCGGCAGGCTACGCAAGAACCTGATGAAGGACCAAGACATACAAGCATTCTCAGATGAGATAGCGTTTCACAAACCCGACATCGTGCTGATAGACCCGATCATCAACTTCTTTGATGGCGAGGAGAACTCCAACACAGAAATACGCAAACTCCTTGATCGTGTTGATATGCTCATTGAGATGCATGGTATCAGCGTGATCATCGCACATCACACCGGCAAAGAACGGGCAGATGATAAGTCATTCATGTCTGCACGAGGCGGCAGTGTATTCGCCGGTTGGTTCGATAGTGGCGTGAAGCTCAGCGGCGAGAAGCCCGATGTGTCTGTCTTCTACGAGGCGCGTAACGCCCGTGAGCCTAAGGAACACTTAGCAAGTTTCGACTTCGATGATGGCATGTGGAAGGTCAACGAGTTCACACCGCGCAACGTCAAGCCTCAACTGAGTGAGGAGGATGAGGTCAAGATAGCAGGCGTGGTGGTTGATGCGATGAGCAGTACGACATTCTACAAGCGCAAAGAGCTTGAGCTCTTAGCGAAAGAAGCATTAAGCAAAGCTGGATTAGGGTCAGGAAATAAGTCGGCACAGAAAGCTGTGTCGTATGTGCAGAAGTACAAAGGCTCGGTGGTCAAGACGCATGCCGTCCCAGGTGCAGCCGTCTGGCACTATCTGGAATCAAATGAAATGACAAAGCCTTGGGAGGCATAGCGATGAGTGATGAAAAAGAATTTGGATATAGAGTTAATTACAGTGGAACTCATTGGGTTCTGGTTAAAGCTAAAAATGAACATGAGGCGGAAGAAAAACTTAATCGTTTCTACAACAATAAAGTAGAAAATGAAGGTTTGTGGAGTTACGAAATAGATAAAGGCCCAACTGGTAGATATGAAGACAGCGCAGATGTGCGGTTGATTACGCCGAAAGATTATTAACTGTGAGCAAGATGGCTGTCACTCCGATTAACTTGGATGAGGCAAACGCCTTTGTGGCTGAACATCATCGGCATCACAAGCCAGTGCCAGGCGCAAAGTTCTGTGTAGCCGTGTCAGAGGAAGATGTGGTGCGAGGCGTAGCCATAGTCGGCAGGCCTGTAGCCCGGCATCTTGATGATGGCTGGACGCTTGAGGTCAATCGGTGCTGCACAGACGGTACGCGAAACGCCTGCTCGATGTTGTATGCAACAGCGTGGAAAGCTGCGCGAGCGATGGGATACACAAGCTTGATCACCTACACATTAGAGTCAGAGGGCGGTGCCAGCTTACGAGGCGCAGGATGGCGGTGCGTGGGCAAAGCGACAACACGAATAGGACAAGGGTGGAATGTGGGAAGCAGGCCCAGGGTGGACACTCATCCGTTGCAACAGAAACTCAAGTGGAGCGCAGATGTCTGATGTGGATTGTACCAAAGAACTACCAACCGTCCTCAGTCTCTGCACTGGCTACGGTGGCATCGAGCGAGGACTTGAGTTTGCCGGGTATCAACATCGAACAATCGCTCATGTGGAGATCGAAGCCTTCGCCGCTGCCAACCTGGTCGCAAAGATGGAAGAGGGAAAGCTGGTTCCGGCACCTGTGTGGTCGGATCTTAAAACCCTGCCAGCACACTGCTTTCGAGACAGAGTTGATGTCCTCACTGGCGGTTATCCCTGCCAGCCGTTCAGCGCCGCTGGGCTGCGCAAAGGAGCCGAAGACCCAAGGCACCTATGGCCATACATCTACGACCATATACGAACAATTAGACCTGTTCGCTGCTTCTTCGAGAACGTCGAAGGACACATCAGCCTTGGACTGCGACAAGTCATTGATGATTTGGAAGGACTTGGTTACCAAACGACGTGGGGAATATTCAGCGCGTCTGAGGTTGGCGCACCTCATCAACGGAAACGAGTTTACATTTTGGCCTACGCCGGTAGCGCAGGACGACAACAAGTCACCAGAAGCTCACATGGCGATGAAGCAGCGCATGAAGGGCGGGCCTCGACACAAACCTACATCGCTGCAGGTGATGGTCAAGGGAGTCGAGCGGGGGCTCTGGCCAACCCCAACAGCACAGGACAACAACCAAGTGAGCGGCAATCCAGATCACCCGAAGCGCGGCACAACACTGGGTGGGGCAGCGAGACTTTGGCCGACACCGACAGCCAGCGACAGCGAGGGCGGGCCGAGACAGCAGGATGGCAGGCGGGGCCGGGCGCTGAAGGATTTGCCGCAACAAATGTGGCCGACACCGACAGTACGGGATCACAAGGACACAGGGAAGAATACCAACTACGAAGCCATAGCAAAGAAGAAGAAGTTAGCGGGCGCAGTGATGTTTCCCACACCAGCGGCTCACGAAGCGAAACTTGGCTATCAGGACAGGAACAGGGGCATGAAGGGCACTCAGGAGAGTTTAACCACGAAGGTTATCAACGACCTTGGCGGGAGACAGGTGACGAGTGGGCAACTGAACCCAACGTGGGTCGAGTGGTTAATGGGGCTGCCTTTAGGGTGGACAGACTTAGGCTCTTGGGAAACGGAGTAGTGCCACATACCGCAGCCAAGGCGTGGATTGTGCTGAATGATCAGCTGGCCAAAGAAAATCATGGGTGAGACGCAGGCATAAAAAAGCCCCGCAAGACGTACAAAAGGATAAAGACGCCAAGCGGGGCAAACACTTTGTTAAGGAGACATAGTGTTAGGCGGAAGATACGGCAGAGAATGAAGAATGTAAAGGGCGGCGAGCAACGAATGGGAAATGCAATAAGGATTCGGATGCGCATGAAAGAAAAGAGCGAACAGATAGATCAAGAAGAGCGCGAGCGAAAGATTGTCAGCCTCATGCAGCAAGGATTCAGGCGAGCAGAGATTGCAAAGACATTAGGGCTCACATCAGATGAAGTCTATCAAGTTACTCGAATGTATCGCATAGAAACAAGCAAAGGGTCAGGCGGCGGGGGCAAAGCCGTGCGGATCAAGGGGCTGATGTGAGCGACCCATGGCACATCGAATGCCTTGTCTGCGGGGCACAATACTACCTAGTTGAGTACCCCAGAAAAGGGTGCAGAAACTGTGGCCGGGATGCCTTGTTGATTACAGATTATAGGGTAGATCGTAGGGTGTACAAGAAGATCATAAGGAATGAACTTACAAGTGAAAGTTAAAGTAGTTTCGAGGTTGGCGGAACAGTCTTTTTACCCAAAAAGCGTAGGGTCACGGGGGGTTTTTCGTTTTGACCCTACCCCTGTGGATAAGTCTGTAAGTCATTGATTTATATAGTAGGGTCACGGTGGGTCATAGGGTCAGCGTGACCCTGCCTGACCCTTGACCCTACCCCCACCTAAGTCATTGATTTTAAAGGGTGGGTCAATGGGTCATAGGGTCACCTCTAAAGAGGGGGAGAGATATATAAAATATCTCCCCTTCGGGATACCCCGATCTCCCCTCTTTGAGGAAGGGGGAAGAAAAGAAAAAAAATTTTTTGTAGGATGAGAAGAAAGGGCGCATAGAAGGGATTTTGTATGGCGAAGAATCAAGCAGTCGATATGTTGAATAATCCAAAGCGTAGCCTGCCTGAGAGGCACAAAGAGAAGCCGTTCACGAAGAAGCAGCAGGCGTTCATTCAGCACTATGTGTATCACGATCTGACTAACACCGAAGCTGCACATCGAGCGGGCTACTCAAACCCAAGACAGATTGCGTATGTGCTTTTGCATGATCCCAGATACATGAACTTGCAGATGAAGATTCGTGAGCTCCAAGAGGCGCAGCAGAAGAAGTATGAGATCACGTTCGAGAAGGTTGCGCGTGACTTGCAGATGATCAGAGACCGTGCAGTTGAGGATGGCTCGTATGGTGCAGCCGTCACAGCAGAGTTGGGCAGAGCAAAACTTGCGGGCTTGATGGTTGAGAAGAAAGAGATCAAGCACGGGCGAATCGATCAGATGGATCGATCAGAAGTTGAGGCCAGGCTGAATGCTCTGCTCGATAAGAACCAGTTGATTCCTGGCTTGCGGGCTGCAGTGGTAGATGACAGCGTGATGGATGTGGAGGAAGCAGAGTTTGAGGAGCAGGAGGATTATGTGACGGAAGATGAGGAGCCCGCAGCGGGGCTCCTTGATGGTGAGGAGGACGAGGAAGAGGCAGATGAGGATGATTACGAATCGGACGAAGAGCCATCCGATGGTGAGGACGAGGATTTAGGTGAGGACGCATGGTAACGAACCAACGCAATCGGTGGCCTAAAACCCTTGCCTCTACGCCTCAACTGGGTTATCCGCTTTGGCTTATCAATTCTCCTCACTGCTCGAAAGGCTTTGCTTCTATGCGCCTGACAGCAGTACTTGGCTGATGCCTGCGTGCTTTTGAACTTCACACCACACCATAAGCAAGTGAACTCACGCTCAACTTTGTGCTGGTGCATGGTGGATGAGTTGTCTCTCATGCCACCACGGGTTTCTTTTTCGTAAGGGTCTGTTGATGAGATGAGGTCGTCCACGGCTATGCGACTTCCGTAATTGGAAGATGAGTGGGCTTTATTGTTTCTATCTCATCCTCATGGATGCATCTGGTGCGTAGCAACTCAGATAGATACTGGAACATGTTCCAGTAGTTTCCGTAGTTGATTGGGCATGGAACAACTAAATCTTCCCTGCTGTCCACAAAACTAATTCTAAGATTTAACATCATTAGTCTCCTTAACTATTGATTTTCCAATGGTCTGGGGCAGTCGGGTTGTGCGTAAAGCAAACGCCTTGTTGCCAGACAGCACAATGCGCTCCGCTTGGGCACGGCTCATCGCCGTCACCTTCACTTCGTGCTTGATTACTTCAAGGTAGTTGATGGTGTACTCAGTCGAAACACCACGAG